GGTTAAGCAACTCCTCAATGCTGATAGTCTTTTCTTCTACGTTGTCAACCATGATAGCCTTCTGTATCCTGAGAAGATTGCGGAATCCTCGTTGGGTTTGCACATATACTTTTGCGTCAAACTTATAATCCCCGCAATCAACTGTCAAAGAATAGCCGAACACGGGCTTAATGCCAGCTGCGTCACATTCTTTCTGGAATATGAAGCAAGCAGCCATAGTGTTGTAATCACACACGCCTAATGCGGTGTGACCAAGATATTTAGCTTTGCGTATCCATTCTTCAGGCATAAAGCTACCGTTCAGTAATTCAAACGGAGTATGTACGCCCAGATGAACGAATGGAACGTTGTGCTGGAGCGGCGTGCGCTCGCCAACATACTTGAGAATATTCAGTGCAAACTCCTTGTTAACGTTGTGATAGTAGAAGTTGTCACCAAACTTGAATATTATGTATTCGATGCCGTCATTTAGCAATTCTTCAGGGCGCACGAGGCTATTAAATATCAGCTCTCCTGCTTGATCCTTTCTGAATATTGAATTGTAGGTTGATCGCTGGGTGTCTTGGAAATACGCCTTACCAAGTCCCGGTATCTCTATGACATCGGCATCTACTTGCGAGTACTGGATTTTGTTATGCTCCAGCCAATCGTATAACTCATTAATGCGATTAGATTTTGCCATCGACGTTGCTCAATTTATATTCGATTGGAGTATAAAGTGATTCTGAAAAGGTGTCATAAATATCCCAGAATGAAGCCTCATCCCAGTCTTTACCTTCGCCTACGAGCTTTGCGATTAATACGTTCTCAAAGTACTCGTTCAATTTGTCAGCGGCTACGTTAATTGCATCTGAAGCATCAGTATCGTAGCCAACTATTATATCTCGCACACCCTTAGATTGCAATTTATAAATCTGGGTGTCACTAATCTTCTTTCCGAATGTGCATACCGGAACAATTCGATGATTGTCGTACAACTCCAGTTTTCGTGTGAGAGCGATAACATCGAACACACCTTCTACCAAGATTACGGTGTCGGTTTCATCTTCGATAACCGCGTCATAATTGTAGAGTAGCTTGACGAAATCGTTCTCAATACTGTTATTATAGCGACGAATTTGATACTTACCGTTCAGTTTTGCTTTCACGTTATGGGCATCAATCTCATCCTTGCTCCAAGTATGGCGTGCAACATAGCCTACAATGTCGTTGTTGTCATAGATAGGGAATATCACATAATTGTCAAATTTGAAGTTCAGTCCACGAGTAGTGCCAACTGGGAAGTAAGCGTAATCATCAACCGTAAAGCCACGAGATTTAAGATATGGATTTTTATAGCAGCGTTTCCATGACTCAGGCATTTCTATCACTGCAAGCTCATCGTCAATCTCATCTTCTTCCAGTCCGAAAAACTCCGGTACTTCTATCGGTGTAAACTGAGCGGTTTCCTTGATTTGCAAATCCGGGCGACCAATATCCTCAAGTAAACGATTGAGGTCTTTGCAAGTATGACCGCATGAAAAGCAATGCCCCATGCCGAATATCTTGTTGTTTTTTTCAGGACCGACGTAGATGCCGAACTTGCCTCCTGATTTGCCACAATAAGGACACTCAGGCACAATAAGGTTCTTACGACCGCCATCTAACCTTGCGTGAAGCTCTACTTGGAGCTCACGTATTAAGTAATCCTTTTCTTCCTTACTAATGTACATAAGCCTTGTCTTTATAAGTTAGCGGTTCGTTGACGGTCAAAAAATCTCTCGTGGTCGTAATCGGTAGCAATTTTGAACGTATCTCCTTTCGTGAAGAAACGGCTCTTTGCTATGTGAATACGCATGGTCTTTTCTCTGCGCTCGTTAGCTGACTGGTTAAGCGTGATGAGGTGAGTCATCGGCTGAGCAATACCTTTTGCCTCTGATGAAGAATACTCAGTCAATACATTTTTCTCATCATTAACCCAATCAGGATTTTCGATACGGGCCTGATATGTTGTCACCACCCAGACTTCTTCCTCGCTGGCAATATCTTTAAGGTCATTGGCAACTGCAATACGTTTCAAACGCTCACCGCTATCACCATATTTGCGACCTGATGAGTCCGTAAGCAGGTCCATCGAGTCTATGATAATGATGTCGGGCTTCACATTGTAGTTCTTGCGGAACTCTGCAATGGCTTCCTTGATATTGATAGTCGATACATGCTGGTTAAATTTAGGATAACTGCGCACGAACAACTTGCCGGCAATATCTTCAATCTCCTTAGCGAACTCGTCCATATCCTTATCCTTGATAAAGCCTTTCTCATAACTATAAGCGTTACAGGCTACGAGCGCTGCGGAGTAGGCATTTTCAACTTCCTCACGGCTACCTTCCAGCTGGAAATGCAGTACGTTAAATCCGTCGATACATGCCTGAGACCCAATCCATCGTGATGCGTGACTCTTACCTACGCCGGTCGGGGCAAGTATGCAAGAGAGCTGACCACGCAAGTCACGGTCTTGATTGAGATGATCGAGCTCGTCGATGTAGAATCTGGTAATTGCCCTGATTGCACCGCGAGCATTATTCTTAGCTCTATTTTGAATGTGACGTGATGTAAACGTGTTAATCACATCGGTAAATGTCGATTCTGTTAATGAAAATGTGCGAACCCAATCAATGTATTTAGATAGTTCTGTCTGAGCATTTTCAAGTCCGTCACGGTTGTAAATTTCGCCGGCTTTCTTATATACCTTCTGAAATTCAACTCGTTTCAAATATTCTTCCAGCAATCCAAGACATTCATCGGTATCAAACGCTTCTCCATCATCATACGCTTCCTTCCAGAACCTGAGAGCACCATTCTTACCAGCCAGTTTTTGCTGGATGATAGAGTAGTTGGGAACACGGCGATACTCCCTATAGTAGTCCTTAAAAGCCTTCAAAACAGCAGCTGTATTTCTGTCAGGAAGATGTTCCTCCTCCAGATACTCACATACCATTGAAAGAATGTAGCTATCCTCGATACATGTGATGAACAAGTCTTCGATGAAAGCCTCTGATAGTACGTTTGTTTTATTACTTGCTGACATATTCTGTTCTTAACCGGTATATCTCCGGGAATTTTTTTTGCGTTTCTTCTTTACATTTTTCTATAAAATTGCACTGGGAACAAGCCTCAGAAAGCGGAGACCAACCTAAAGTAGAAGTCTGGCAAATGACAAATCCTACTTCGCGGTTGAGCAATCTCATCTTTGTCCCTTCTTCACTGGGAACCAAGACGTACTTTGCTTTCGGATGTTCGCTGCGGTCCACTATCATCGACAATAAATCGTTGCGGCTCAAATCTGCGCCGCTCAGCCATTTATTCTCGTAATAGACACGCCCCTTATCGGTGTTGAACCGTTCCATAGATTTCGGTCCGAACACTTGGTTCAGCTTCCAATTAGACCCACGGTCTTTGAAAGCATGAGCCGAACATATCACGTAGTCCACGATACGCTGTCCTGTAAGCGCCCCATATTGTTTTTCCAATCGTTGCAATGCCGTGCGTATCACCCTGGTTGGCTCCCCGCCTTGGGGGAGCTTGTAACCTGGGTGGATAAGCTTAGACGCAATCTCATGGAACATCTTCAGCGTCTGCTTGACGAGGTATTCGTTTACCATCTCTTGTGATATTGTTTTTTAAGTGTTGTCGGGCCAATCTAAGTCGGCTTTTAATCGTTTCGATGTTCGGAGTTTTTAGTGAACCTTTAGCATATTCAATCTCCGCAATTTCCTTTAGAGAGTATCCTGCTTCTTGCAGAATTAGAGCATCCCGATGACGTGGTTTGAGTTCATCCAGCACTGAAACTATGTCTGCACTGTATAGCTCTCTCCAGTTATCCACACCAAGCATATTACTGCTGATGTGGTCATCAGCAAAGAGTTCTTCCTCGTAATCCTCAATGTCGTTGTCGTAGTCCTTATTATTGTGGGCTTGACGCTGGCGTTCACAGGCAAAAACCTGTCGTTTAACGCAAATGTGAATCCACGTTCTAATCGGACGACTGGGGTCGTAAGTTTCAATGTAACGATAGAAATTTACCAACACCTCAGAATAGTTTTCTTCAACGTTATCAGGGCTATTTGAATATCGCACAACAAGCTTAAATATCATGTTGATGAATGGCGTGATGTACTTGTTAAATAGCGCTGTCCTGCGAGCAATTACTTCGGGGTCACTCTCCGGATCAGTTACTGGTTCTGTTGGGCAGTGTACTTTCGTTCCCATTCGAGCGACACGTTAGCGTTGAACAACTCTGCTAAACGTGCCCCAAGACGATGCTTAGCGCAGTAGAGATGCCACTCCGCTTCATGTCTTATGAACTCAGCTCGGATTGTCTCTGTGGTCGGTTTGGGACGAGAGTCAAGTAGCTTAAAAAATTCCTTCAGATGAGCATTTAGAGCTTTCTTATGCTTCTTTACTTCTTTCGATGGTACCGGTGAAACACTGTGATTCGTGATTGGTCGTTGCATGATTTCAGAGGTTAAAACGCTTGATGTAACAAAAGAATATGTGTATTGCGTCGGCCTCGTTGTCGTCGCCGGGCTCAATTTGCCATCGGAGCTTACAGAATTGAATCATCTTGTCCTTCTTAGCGTGACCATCTCCAGTGGCAAACTTTTTGACAGTCATAGGATTAATAAAGACAGGCTCCGGAAGATCGAGAGTGTCGCACACCTCGAATAAAATTCCACGAAATTCAGACAGTTTTCTGGTGTCTGTGAAATGATTGTTTACACTAACGTCTTCGGCGACTATTTGTTTGATGTCATTGCGTTGAATAAAATCAATTAAGGTGTCACGAAAGGCTTTGTGTTGCTTATTGTTGTTGCGACGCATGGACTCGGTGAAATCCCAAGTACCTCGCTCATTTAAGCAGAAAAATCCTGTGTGAGTTGCGATGTCCAGGGCTGCAACTTGGTTTCGATTTAATCGTTCAGATGATGTGATTGGTTTCATAAATAGAGGATACCCCATTACTTTTAACTACAGTAATTTTGTTGGGGTAGCCTTCGTTTGTCAAACCGTGGCTAACCACTAATGAAGTGAGCTGTGTTTTATTAAGTGCTTTGAATACACTGGCGAGACCTTGCTCGTCGGCACTATCAAGAACTTCATCAGCGATAAGAAGGTCCAAGCCCTTCCCATCTTCGCAGTTCATATTCGTCAACTGGTTCATGCTTAGGATACTTGCAAGTTCAACTCGTACTCGTTCTCCAGCTGAGAACTTTTCAAATGAACCGCAGTCCACACCGTCACGTAAAAGTGATACGGAAATTTTGTCACGCACTTTGCCGGATTTAAGCACTGTGTATCCGGACAACGCAACTCGTATGTCGCTGCCAATGGTCTCCAGGAACTCGTTGGTTATCTGGGAGATGGCATTGATTTTTGTATTTGCAAGATAAGTTTTGAACTCTACAAAAGTGGCTTCCTGAGCTTGCAATTCACTCAAGCGACCTTCTACCTCATTCTTAACTTGGATAGCGGTCTGAAGCTCCTTTTGGTATTGTTCTTGACTTTCTTTGAGAGAGATGAGCATATCTTCTTCAGATGCACTCTTAGCTTGCTGGATGGCGTTCTCAAACGATGAGATAGAGCCTTTTAGAGTTTCAATGTCTTCCTCATACGATTTGATAGCAGCCTCACGACGTTTGTAAGCTTCGTCAATCACTTCAAACACATCGTCAAAAATACGTTTGCGGATTCTCGAAATCTTGTTTTGAACGTCTTTCAAGCTTGCGCTGATCTGCTCAACCTTCTTGGAACAATCATCGCATTTGTTAGCAGCAGCCTCATATTTAGCAGCGATGTCGCGACTTTCTTGGTTAAGAGCGCGACGTTCTTCGTCAAGAGTAACTTCTGCTTCACGTTGTTTCTTGCCATCAGCCACAACTTTGTTATACTTTGCCTCATTCTCTTCAATCTTGTTTGCGATTTGACGCAAGGCTTCTTGGAGAGTGTCGAGTTTATGGCGAGCGTCTGTAACATCAAGCTGAGAGTTGAGTATAAACTCATGCTTACATTTCGGACACTCAATAACGCCGGCTAATTGGTTTGAAAGCGTCATGCACAGATTTTTTGTAGATGTGCGCTCAGCAGTTAAATCATCCGCTTT